CAATAGCGGTACCACTCGTTTATCCGGATCTGCCGAGACAGCAGATTTCAATTCACTGGATAACGCTTTCATGGCCTACAAGGCATTACGTATGACCCGTGAGAACGGGAAGTATTTGACCCCGGATGAAGCCTGGTCTCGGCTAGGCGTCTACGGGGGGGACGATGGGTTGACACGTGATGTTGACCCTCAGTCTTATGTTAAGGCCTGCTCGTCAGTGGGCCAGAAATTAGAAATATGTGTCATTGAGAGGGGTACCCTAGGGGTTTCCTTCTTGAGCCGAGAGTATTCACCTGAGGTGTGGAACGGCTCACCTGACTCCATGTGCGATGTCCCTCGACAGCTAGCCAAGCTACATGTCACTGGGAGGGTCACCGACGACGTAACTCCTTTGCAGAAATTGCAGGAGAAGATGACGGGATTTTATGTCTCTGACCGCAATACACCTGTCCTTGGCAGGTATGCGGATCTTGTTGTAGAAAACATGGGTAAGGCTACTGGCGATCATGGAATAGCGCACTATTTTTCCAGGTTTCCAGACAATGAACAGTTCCCTAACGATGATTGTGGCTCCTGGATGGAAGCACGCGTCCGGACGTTAATGCCGACCTTCGATTTTGAGCGGTTTGCCTCATGGGCATACGCCGTTGAAGCTGGCATGCCCGGATATAGCTTACTAGAGCCACCACTCTGTATGGAGACAACCGAGCCCTTATTTACAAAGAGGGACGTCGTAGTGAACGGCGATGTTGTTTTATCACCAGCATGGGCGGATGGAGCCCCTACTGGTGTGCATGCTGCCTGTCCACACCAGGCTAGTTGCACATACGGGAGCAAATGTTTCCACTTGACCATGAAGTGCTATGGACCCAAGTGTAAGTTTCAACACAAAGCCAGGAAAGATCAGACCGAGCGGGTAGCTACAGCCGGTGCTGATACCACTACCGAGAAACGTGGCCTTCGCGATAAGGTCCCGAGTGGCAAGAAGGCTAAACCGACTAAGTTGGTCAAGCCAGTAAGAGCTGAAACACCAGCATCACAGACCACGACTATTACTGTGGGTGACGTTGTGTGTGAAGCCCTAGCCTCAGGTGCGGAGGCCCCCATTTTTGGGGCCAGCCCAGTAGAGGCCGATGTGGCATCTGCCACAATGGCCTAAGGGCTGAGGTCGAGAACAGGCTGGGTTGCTTGGAACCCAGTTCGATTTTATTAAATTTCCTGTTTCTCGATTATTAAATCGATAATTTATCTTTCTTTAGAAAATTCAATCATCAAATGGCCCGCGATCAAATTGTTGCGTATCGACCTGCGTCTCGCAGGTCAGAGCTAATGAGATATGTAGCACCTGCCGTAGCTTCAGCTGCGTCACGGGCGGCTGCCTCTGCTATTTCCGGCTACTTGCCTTCTTACAAGCAAGTGGGGAAAGCTGCTGCAGATCTTTACTCCGGTTACTCCAGCTCCAAAGCGAGTAACAACCAACTCCGAATTATGGATGAGAACACACGCGTCTCGCATGCTATTGCGCCGACGATGATCTCCTCTCGTATCACTTCGGGTAGAGCACGGGTTAAAGCCACCAGCAGATGCACTGTAGTATCTAACCGAGAGCTCGTTGAAGCAACGGTTGCCGGCTCAGTTTCTTACACTAACCAGAAGATCCTGTCACTAAATCCCGG